TGTGGAACTACCAGCAGAACAGTACGGAAGCTTTGCAACGGCGATTCGGGAAATGGGGGCTCAGATCTAATATGGCACATGAAGAGAGAAACCATGCTCTGTTAAGTGCATCTTCGGCTCACAGATGGCTGGCGTGTACCCCAAGTGCACGGTTGGAGGAACAATTTCCGGATACTACTTCTGAGGCTGCAAAAGAGGGGACACTGGCGCATGAACTTGCAGAGCTGAAGGTAAGGAACTATTTTAAGCCACATGATGTGTCTAAAAGAAAGCTGACTTTTGCAATCAAAAAAATGAAAGAGAACCCGTTGTGGGATGACGAAATGTTGGAGCATACGGACACATACATTGACTATATTCGGGATGTGTCCATTAAGCTCCCAACAGATCCGTATGTGGAAGTAGAAAAACAAGTCCGGTTCGACTCCTATGTACCAGAGGGGTTCGGTACTGCAGACTGCATCATGATCCAGGGAGAAACCCTGTTTGTGATCGACTTTAAATACGGCAAGGGTGTTCTTGTTTCCGCAGAGGAAAATCCACAGATGATGCTGTATGCACTCGGTGCATATGACGCATGTAAGTTATTTTATCCGATTAAACAGATCCGGCTTGCTATCGTGCAGCCGAGGCTGCCAGACGGAATCTCTGAATGGGGATGTAGTCTGGAACAGCTTTTGGAATTTGGAGATTATGTGAAGGAAAAGGCTGCGGTTGCATTTAAAGGAGACGGAGAGTTTGTTCCCGGGGAAAAACAGTGCAGGCTCTGCCGTGCGAAATCCCAGTGCAGGGCAAGGGCAGAAGAAAATGTGAAGCTGGCTTTTGCAACAGACAAGAAACCGCCATTGATTACAAATGAGGAAGTTGGAAGATACCTGGAACAGGGAGAAGATGTTGCAAGATGGCTCAAAGATCTGCAGGAGTTTGCATTGTCAGAATGCCTTGCCGGAAAGAAGATTCCTGGATGGAAAGCGGTAGAGGGCCGAGGATCCAGAGACTGGACAGATATGGATACAGCATTTGAAAAACTTTTAAAGAGTGGGATTACAGAAGAGCCGATGCTGTGGGAAAAGAAACCACTGACTTTGGCGCAGGTAGAAAAGCTGATAGGGAAGAAAGATTTTCAGGACGCAGTCGGAGAGTTTGTGGTGAAGAAGCCAGGGAAACCGACACTTGCAAAAGAGTCAGATAAAAGAGAAACAATTACAAACAAAGTGACAGCCGAAGAGGCATTCAAGGAGGAAAACTAATATGAACGAATTAACAAACGTAACAACAGGAAAAGCAAGATTATCTTATGTACACTTATTTAAACCTTATGCGGCTACACCGGGACAGGAAGAAAAATTCAGTGTTACCGTGTTAGTGCCGAAATCCGATGTGGATACTATGAACCGGATCAATGCAGCTATTGAAGCCGCGAAGCAGAGGGGAACAGCGGAAAAATGGAACGGTGTATGCCCACCTGTGGTGTCAACACCAGTTCATGACGGGGATGGTGTGCGTCCGTCAGATGGGATGCCATTTGGGGCAGAATGTAAAGGACACTGGGTGTTCACGGCAAGTGCAAAAGCAGATTATCCACCGGAGGTGGTAGACGTAAACATGAATCCGATTATTAACCAGTCTGAGATTTACAGTGGGATTTATGCGAGAGTAAATGTGAACTTCTTTCCATATTCTTTCGGGGGAAAGAAAGGAATTGGATGTGGCCTGGGTCCGGTCATGAAATTGGAAGACGGAGAATCCCTGGGAGGAAGTGCGCCGACAGCGGCACAGGCGTTTGGTGCAATGCCCCAGCCAGTCAATCCAACACCACAGTACAGGAACGCACCGCAGAATGTACAGGCAATCAATCCGATCACAGGGATGCCGATGTAATCAAGAGGGGCTTTAGCCCCTCCTTTTAACAGGAGACGTAATTATGCAACACCATTTATCTATAGATATTGAGACAAAAAGCAGTGTGGACATCACAAAAGCGGGAGCTTACAGATATGCACAGTCCGAAGATTTTGAAATTCTTTTGTTTGCCTATAAATATGATGAAGAGGATGTACAGCTTGTAGATCTTACCGTAGAAGAACGTATTCCAGAACGGATTTTGACCGCTCTTATGAATCCTAATGTGGTCAAGCACGCATATAATGCGGCATTTGAGTGGTACTGTTTGAATACTGCAGGGTATCGTACTCCTTTGGAACAGTGGAACTGTACGATGATCCATGGACTGTATTGCGGGTACACTGCAGGGTTGGATGCAACAGGGAAGGCAATAGGCCTTCCGCAGGATAAGCAGAAGCTTTCCACAGGAAAGGCTTTGATCCGATATTTTTGTACTCCTTGTAAACCGACAAAAAGTAACGGTGGCAGGAGCTGGAATCTTCCGAAGCACGCTCCGGAAAAGTGGGAGCTGTTCAGGGAATATTGTAAACAAGACGTTGTCACTGAGAATGAAATCCTAAAAAGGTTGCAGGCGTTTCCAGTTCCGAAAGAAGAACAGAGATTGTGGAGGATGGATATCTTGATGAATGCGTATGGAGTTCGGGTAGATACAAATCTGATCGCAGGAGCTTTGGCAATTGATTCTCACAGCACGGAGTGTTTGACAGCAGAAGCATTCAGGATTACCGGTCTTGCAAACCCGAATAGCGCAACACAGTTGCAACAGTGGTTGTCCGGAAAAGATGTGGATATTCCAAACCTGCAAAAAGCAACAGTAGAAGAATACTTACAGCGGGAGAATCTTCCGGATGATGCGAGAAAGATTTTGGAAATTCGTCAGCAGTTAGGGAAAACATCTATTAAGAAATATGTTGCAATGGATACCGCAAAGGGAGCGGATGATCGTGTACGCGGACTGACACAGTTTTATGGTGCGAATCGGACCGGGCGTTGGGCAGGAAGGCTTGTACAGTTGCAGAATCTTCCGAGGAATTATTTAAAGACCCTGGATTATGCCAGAAACCTTGTAAAAGATAAAAACTATGACGGGATTAAGCTGCTATACGGGAATGTTCCGGATACTCTGTCGCAGCTGATCAGAACAGCATTCATCCCCTCAGATGGGAATAAATTCGTTGTGGCTGACTTTTCTGCCATTGAAGCTCGTGTGATTGCGTGGCTGGCGGGAGAACAGTGGGTAAATGAAGTATTTGCTACACATGGAAAGATCTATGAAGCAACAGCATCTCAGATGTTCCATGTTCCGATTGAAAAGATTGCAAAAGGAAATCCGGAATACAGCCTGCGGCAGAAAGGAAAAGTTGCCACGCTTGCGTTAGGGTATCAGGGTGGAACAGCAGCCTTAATTGCCATGGGAGCATTGAATATGGGACTGGCGGAAGAGGAACTTCCCGATATTGTACAGAGATGGCGGAGCGCAAATCCGCGGATCAGAGACTTGTGGTATGCAGTGGAGCAGGCGGCCCTTACTACGATGCAGACGGCACAGCCACAGGGTATCTACGGTTTGATTTTCCGGTACGAGGGGGACCTGGTATACGGACAGTCATTTTTGACAGTGCAGCTTCCAAGCGGGAGAAAGCTGTTCTACCCGAAACCATTTCTGCAGGAGAATCAGTTTGGGAAGATGGCAATCCACTATTACACGGTCGGGCAACAGACAAGAAAATGGGAAGTGGCATCCACTTATGGGGGAAAGATGACAGAGAATATCGTACAGGCAATCGCACGTGACTGTCTTGCAGAGACTCTAAAAAGAATTGACAGGATGGGGCTGCAGGTCGTGTTTCATGTACATGATGAGGTGATCATCGATGCCCCTGTATCAATTACGGTGGATGAAATCTGTGATCTGATGGCAGAGCCGATACCTTGGGCACCGGGACTGATCTTAAAAGGTGCTGGATTTGAGAGTGACTATTACATGAAAGACTAGGAGGAGTTGAAGTGGAATATAACAGAAAACTTTTGGTCAGCATGGCCGGATCAAGAAAGGCTACATACTGGCCGAAAAGTGAGATCATGTGGTCGGAATTTGTTGACCGGTTGAAAACTCCGGCCAGAAGTCTGGAAACCTTAGAAAATTATTTGGCATTGTCAAAGAGCCAACAGGCTGAATTGAAAGATGTTGGAGGGTTTGTCGGCGGTACCCTTTTCAATGATAGAAGAAAAGGAGCTTACGTGCAGGGGAGAGATCTGCTGACATTGGATATGGACAATATACCGGCAGGGCAGACAGAAGAAATATTGAAGAGAGTATCTGGACTGGGATGCGCAGCAGTTGTTTATAGTACACGGAAACATTCCGGATACGCCCCGAGACTCCGGGTCATTATTCCTGTGGATAGAACGGCTACTCCGGACGAATATGAACCCGCAGCAAGAAAGGCGGCTGCATTGATTGGGATCGAGTTCTGTGACCCGACTACATTTGACGCAAGCCGGCTGATGTACTGGCCAAGCTGTTGTAAGGACGGGGAGTATGTTTATCAGGTATATGATCATCCGTTCTGCAGTCTGGACGGGCTGCTAGGAATGTATAAGAACTGGAAGAATGTAGCCGAATGGCCGCAAGTACCCGGAAGTGAAACCATCGAAAAAAGGCGTCTGGCAAAACAGGAAAATCCGACAGAGAAAAAAGGAATCATAGGAGCATTCTGCCG